CTTATAAGTCGCCTTAAGTGTTACATAGATAAACTGATTAATTATATTTTTGGAAGAAAGGAGTAATAAGCATGACGAAGAAAGTAAAATTATCAGATGATAGTTCTAAGAAAAAAGAGATCAGACCAGCGTTAACTCCTGAAGTCAGAGAAAACCAATTAATATATTTAGCTACAGAATTAGCCGAGCAACAATTAAGAGATGGTACTGCTTCGTCACAAGTTATTACTCATTATCTTAAACTCGGTTCTTCAAAAGAAAAGATTGAAAAAGAAATTCTTGAAAAGCAAAAAGATTTAATTACAGCTAAAACGGAAGCTTTACAATCTGCTAAACATGTTGAAGAACTTTATGCTAAAGCTATAACAGCTATGAAAAGTTATAGTGGACATGGAGGATTAGACAATGAAGACTAATATCAAGACATATTCTGAGTTATCTAAATTTAAAACGTTTAAAGAACGTTATGAATATTTAAAATTAGGTGGAATAGTTGGCGAAGAAACTTTTGGTTTCGATAGATATCTTAATCAAATGTTTTATAAATCTGAGGAATGGAAACGTATTAGAAATTATGTCATAATTAGAGATAACGGATGTGATTTAGGAATTCAAGATCGTAAAATAATTGATGGTATAATTTTGGTTCATCATATGAATCCTATAACCAAAGAAGATATTATTAATAAAAATGAAATATTATTAGATCCAGAATATTTAATCACCACAGTAAAAAATACACATGATGCTATACATTATGGTGATAAATCTTTATTAGTGGAAGATTTAGTGGAAAGATCAGCAAATGATACTTGTCTTTGGAAAAGATAGGAGGAATAATAATGATTAAAAAATTTAAGAGAAAAAATAATCAAAAGGAGGAAACGATTATGGAAAATAATATTAATGAAGAATTAAACCAAAACATAGAAAATGTTACAAAAGAAGTTACTAAAACTATTGAAAAAGTTACAGAAACTCCAAAAGAAATTACAGAAGAAAGTGATGAAATAATTAAAAATCCAGAAGAAGTCACTGAAACTCCAGAAGTTGAAAATCCAGAAGAATTTACAAAAACTAACATCGAAGAAAATATCAAAGAAGCTAATGAAGTTATAGGTAAAATCAATGGATTTGAAAAATTATATGTTCGTAGTCAAGCGGATAAAGAATCAGAACCAGTAGGTATAGTAAATACTTTAGATGAACTTTATATAGATTTAGAAAAGTCTACAGAAGAATTTTATAAAGTTCTTACTTCAAATGGTTTAGAAGGTTATTGTATGAAGAAATTCGTCAAAATAGATTAGAGGTGTTATGTTATGGAAGATACGACTGAAACTAAAGATACTTTTATCAAAGATACTAAAGTTGAAAGTAGTATTCTAAATAGCATAAAGAAATTATTGGGAATCTCACCAACTTATACACAGTTTGATTCCGATATTATTATGCATATCAACTCTGTATTTATGGTTCTCAATCAATTAGGAATCGGACCCAGTAATGGATATTTTATTTCTGGGGCAGATGAACAATGGGCAGACTATATATCAGCAGATGATAATTTGGAAGCTATTAAGACTTATGTTTATTTAAAAGTAAAAGTAGTATTTGACCCACCTCTTAATTCAATTGTTATGGAAGCTCATAAACAAATGATTGCTGAATATGAATGGAGATTGAATATTCAAAAGGAGGAAAAATAATATGTGGAAATATAATAACTTAGAAGAATTATATCATCATGGTATACTTGGAATGCGATGGGGTTTTAGTAAAAAAAAATATCCAAGTAAAGATTACAGAAGAGTAAAATCTCTTCGTAAAAAGAAAATTAGTCAAATGTCAAATAATGAATTGAATGAAATTAATAAACGTTTAGATTTGGAAAGTAGATATAATATTCATAGAGACAATAGAAATGTTGTAAATCGCATCGTTAAAGGTGTTACAACTACTGCTGCTACAATTGGTTCACTTGCGACCGCTTATACAACTTATCAAAAGTATGGTAAGAAAATAGTAGACAAATATTTAAATAAGAAAGCGTAGGTGATTTATTTTGGCATTATCTAATATAGCAGTTCCAAAATACTACGGATTATTTAGAGATGCTGTTGTAAGAGGAGAAATACCAATTTGTGAAACAATCTCGATGGAAATGAATCGAATTGACGCACTTATAGATAATCCTGGTATATGGTATGACGAAGATGCTGTTGAAGGTTTTATTCGATATTGCGAAGCTGAATTAACATTAACTGATGGAGAAGATTTAGTGTTGCTTGATTCGTTTAAATTATGGAGCGAACAAATTTTTGGTTGGTATTATTATGTTGAACGTAGTGTTTATGTTCCATCAAAAGATGGAAGTGGAGGACACTATATTAATAAACGTATTAAAAAACGTTTAATTAATAAACAGTATTTAATAATAGCCAGAGGTGCTGCTAAATCACAATACGAATCATATATTCAAAATTATTTTCTTAATGTTGATACATCAACCACTCATCAAGTTCATACTGCTCCTACTATGAAACAAGCCGAAGAAGTAATAGCTCCTATTAGAACTGCCATTACAAGAGCTAGAGGCCCTCTATATCAATTTCTTACAGAAGGATCTATTAATAATACAACCGGCGCCAAAGCCAATCGTGTTAAATTAGCATCTACTAAGAAAGGAATCGAAAATTTTTTAACTGGTTCGTTATTAGAGATAAGACCTATGTCCATTGATAAACTTCAAGGTTTAAATAGTAGAATTAATACCATCGATGAATGGTTATCAGGTGATGTCAGAGAAGATGTTATCGGTGCTTTAGAACAAGGTGCATCTAAGAATGATGATTATTTAGTATTAGCAGTTAGTTCTGAAGGTACTGTTCGTAATGGACCTGGTGATACAATCAAAATGGAATTAATGGATATTCTAAAAGGAGAGTATAATAATCCACATGTATCAATATTTTGGTATAAATTGGATTCCATAGACGAAGTTAATAATCCAGATATGTGGGCTAAAGCAAATCCTAACCTTGGTAAAACGGTTAGTTATGAAACATATCAATTGGACGTTGAAAGAGCTGAAAAAGCTCCAGCAAACAGAAATGATATTCTTGCTAAACGTTTTGGAATACCAATGGAAGGATATACATATTTCTTTACTTATGAGGAAACATTAAAACATCGTAAACGTGATTATTGGAGTATGCCTTGTGCATTAGGCGGAGACCTTTCACAAGGAGACGACTTTTGTGCTTTTACATTTTTATTTCCGTTGGCTAAAGGAGAGTTTGGTATTAAAACTCGAAATTATATAACAGAACGTACTTTAATGAAATTACAACCTGCAATGAGAATTAAGTATGATGAATTTATAAAAGAAGGAAGTCTAATAGTTATGCCTGGAACTGTATTAGATATGATGTTGGTGTATGACGATCTCGATGCTCATATAATCGATAAAGATTATGATATTAGAGCTTTTGGATTTGATCCATATAACGCTAAAGATTTTGTTGAAAGATGGGAAAGAGAAAATGGACCTTTTGGACTTGAAAAAGTTATACAAGGGGCTAAAACTGAATCTGTTCCATTAGGGGAGTTAAAAAAAATGGCAGAAGACAGATTATTATTATTTGATGAAGAGTTAATGACCTTTGCTATGGGTAATTGCATTACACTTGAGGATACAAATGGTAATAGAAAATTATATAAAAAGCGTTATGATCAAAAGATAGATGCTGTTGCAGCACTAATGGATGCTTATATCGCTTATAAAAATAGCCGAGAGGCATTCGAATAGGAGGGAAAACAAATAATATGTGGAAATATAATAACTTAGAAGAATTATACCATTACGGAGTTCTCGGAATAAGATGGGGACACCATAATAATCAAAATGTTCAGTCCGCTCATAAAGCTTATAAACAAGCCAAAAAAGAGTATAGAAAACAATTTATTAAAAATGTCAAAAATATTTTTAAAAATGAAAGAGATTATAAAGAAACACGTAAAGGATTAATTAATGCTAGAAATAAAAGGGAACAAGCTGCATTTAAATTAATTGATGCTGCAGCTAAAGATTCTTATGATAAGAAATTATCAAAAACTGGATCTAAGGATAAAGCACTTAAAGCTGAACAAAATACATATTATAAAGCTTTTAAACAAGAACGTTATGGTAGTGGTTTAGTAGGCAGTGTCAATAATAACCTAAATCGTCATGGCGTAACAAATGGTAACACACATTATTATAACCATTTGGTTAAAAAAAAAGGTAAAAAATATGCTGATGCAATAGAAAAAAGATATAGTAAAAAATTGGTCAACACATTAATTGGTTCTGCTGCAGTCGCTTTTGGAGCTACTTTTGCTGGAGCTTATTTGGCAGCTCATTATAGTAAATAGAAACGGAGGTAAAATACTATGGAATTAACATTTGGTGATAGAGTAAAAAATGCATGGAACGCATTTCTAAATCGTGAATCATTTACAAACCGTAGTGAGTATAGTTATGCATCTTGGACTAGACCTGATCGTATTCGTTTGACGAGAGGTAACGAACGATCAATAGTGACCTCTGTTTTAAATAGAATAGCGCTCGATGTAGCTGCTATCAACATTAAACATTGTAGAGTAGATGATAATAAAAGATTTAAAGAAGAAATAAATTCTGGTTTAAATAATTGTTTAACTCTAGAAGCTAATATTGATCAAACTGCTAGAGCATTGATACAAGATATTGTTTTAACAATGTTCGATGAAGGTTGTGTGGCGGTGGTACCAGTAGATACTAATGTTAATCCGCTACAAACAAATTCCTATGATATAATAACTTTAAGAGCTGGTAAAGTTACTCAATGGTATCCTAACAGTGTTAAAGTATTATTATATAACGATAGAACCGGAAACAAGGAAGAGATTCAACTACCTAAAGAAAGGGTTGGTATAATCGAAAATCCTCTTTATGCTGTAATGAATGAATATAATTCAACTTTACAACGTTTAACAAGAAAATTAGTATTGTTAGATAGTATTGATGAACAATCTGGTTCTGGTAAATTAGATCTCATCATCCAATTACCATACGTCATTAAATCCGAGACTCGTAAGAACCAAGCGAATGAAAGACGTCAAGAAATTGAGCGACAATTGGCAGGATCTAAATATGGTATAGCATATACTGATGGTACGGAAAAAATAACACAGTTAAACCGTCCAGTTGAAAACAATCTAATGAACCAGATTGAATATCTAACGAGCATGCTTTATAGCCAGTTAGGTATTACAAAGGCAATATTAGATGGTACAGCTAACGAGGAAACTATGTTGAATTATTATAGTCGTACTATTGAGCCTATTGTAGCAACCATCAGTTTAGAATTTGAACGTAAGTTTATTACTAAAACAGCTAGATCACAAGGACAAACCATCAAGTACTTCAGAGACGTATTTAAGTTGGTTCCTGTAAAAGAATTAGCCGAATTGGCTGATAAATTTACAAGAAACGAGATTCTATCTTCAAATGAAGTTAGAGGAATCATTGGTTATAGACCATCGAATGATCCTAAAGCGGATCAATTGATAAATAGTAACTTAAACCATTCTTCACAAGAAATTGGTAACATGTATTCTACTCAACCAATTAACACGATTCCATCTGAAAAATCTTCTAATGAAACAATTACTTCTGGTAATAATTTAGAAGAATTAAAAAGTCAAAATGGAATTAAAAATCCTAATTATCAAGAAGAAGTGTTTGATAGTTTAAATGAAGAACAAAAGAACGCTGTTTATTATATGCTAGATCAAATTTTAGATGATGAGAAAAATAGGAAAGGAGATAACCCGTAATGGATATGGATTACGATTTTAGTGGTTGGGCTACCAGAAATAATATTGAATGTTCCGATGGTAGAACAATTATGAAAGATGCTTTCAAAGATAATGATGGACAAAAAGTTCCATTGGTTTGGAATCATCAACACGATGACCCTAATGAAGTTCTAGGTCACGCCTTACTTGAGAATAGAACCGAAGGTGTTTATGCTTATTGTAAGTTTAATGATACAGAATCTGGACAAACTGCTAAATCTCTAGTGTTTAATGGCGATGTTGACAAATTATCAATTTATGCCAATAAACTTAAGTCAAACATGAATCAAGTTATTCATGGTTGTATTAGAGAAGTTAGTTTAGTTTTAGCAGGTGCTAATCCTGGTGCTTATATAGATTCTGTAATAGTACATAGTAATGATGCCGACGATGAAGAAGAAGGTGTTATTTACACTGATGAACCAATTAGTGTTATTATGGAACATTCAGAAGAAAAATCTGAGAAAAAGGAGGAAACAGAAATGAACAATAACTCAGAAATTAAACATGCTAAAGAAGAAGCTTCAGAAAAAACTGTTCAAGAAATATTCGATACATTAACTGATGAACAAAAAAATGTGGTTTATGCTATAATTGGAGAAGCTATCGAAGAAGCACAAAATAATGCCGATGAAGATGACGGCGAAGAAGGAGAGGATAATATGAAACATAATGTATTTGATAACGATAATAATCGTGAAGATGTGTTGGCTCATTCTGAATTTGTTAATGCTGCTATTGCTGATGCTAAAAGATTCGGTTCAATGAGAGAAAGCTTTATTGCTCACGCAGATCAAGCAGGACTTAAATGGGGACAAAATAATAATTTTGCAGCATTATTTCCAGACGCTACTAATATCGACAGAGAACCAATAGTAGTTGAAAAGGATAATAGTTGGGTTGGCAAAATTATGAATGATGTTAAACATTCACCTTTCTCTAGAGTTAAGAATACACTAGGTAAACTAGATGAAACTACTGCTAGAGCTAAGGGTTATATAAAGGGAAATAAGAAAACTAACTTACAAGTTGCATTTTTAAATCGTGTAACTACTCCAACTACTGTATATATTAAAAATGATATTGACAGAGATGATATTGTAGATATTACTGACTTTGATATTGTTGCTTGGCAAAAGAAAGAAATGCGTAAACAATTAGACAAGGAATTAGCATTATCTATGTTACTTGGTGATGGTAGAGATGTATCTGATCAAAACAAAATTAATGAACAAAATATCAGACCAGTTTTAACAGATAATGATATGTATACTATTAAATATGAAGTTAAACAAGGTGTAGATTATAAAGTTACTGGAAATAGTGCTTCTGATAATGATTCTAAGACTAAAGGTATTATTCGTGCTGCTATCAGAGCTCGTAAAGATTACAGAGGTTCTGGTAAACCATCATTTTATACTACTGAAGATGTTTTAACTAATATGTTATTAATTGAAGATCAAAATGGTAGAGTAATCTATGATTCTGTTGAAAAATTAGCTACTGCATTAAGAGTTAAAGAAATTGTTACTATTCCAGAAATGGAAAAATATACAGGTGTTTACGGTATAATTGTTAATATGAATGATTATACAGCAGGTGCTGATAAAGGTGGTAGCGTTAATATGTTCGATGATTTTGATATTGACTATAACCAAATGAAATATTTAATGGAAACAAGAATGTCTGGTGCATTAACTGTTCCATATTCAGCAATTGTTCTTAAAGCTGAAGGTTCTGCTAGTTCTGAACACGGAATCGGTGGATAGTATTTTATAATAAGGAGGAATTCGAATGGCTAAATTTTATGGGAATATAGGTTTCCTAGAGACAGTTCAAACAGAACCTGGTATTTGGGAAGAAACATATAAAAAAGTTCCGTATTATGGTGACTTAGTAAAAAATATCAGTAGATGGCAATCATCTGGTGGTATCAATGATAATATTGTTATTAGTAATAGTATAAGTATTGTTGCCGACCCATATGCCAGTGAGAATTTCCAAAAAATGAGATATGTTGAATTCTTAGGTGCTAAGTGGAAAATAGAATCTGCTGAAATACAGTACCCTAGAATCATATTATCTATAGGAGGTGAATGGCATGAAAAATAATCGTCTAGCACTTCACGATAAACTTGTAGAACTATTCGGTAATAATCATGTTTATTATCAACCTCCTGAGAATCTTAAGATGGAATATCCATGTATAAGATACTCTAAAAGTGATATTACCAGCCGTCATGCTGATAATATAAATTATGTCAATAAACCTAGTTATGAGATAGTAATTATTGACAAACACCCCGATAATGATGTAATAGGTAAGATATTGGAACTCCCTTTATCTTCCTATGATCGTCATTACATATCTGATAATTTAAATCATGATATAATAAAATTATTTTTTTAAAAAGGAGGAAAAGATATGAAATTAATATGGGATAAAACCGGAGAAAGAATGTATGAAACTGGTGTTAGTAATGGTGTCTTATATCCATATAATACTACAACAAAAAGATACGATAAAGGTGTTGCTTGGAATGGACTTACTGCAGTAAACGAAAGTCCATCTGGTGCTGAAACAACACCACTTTATGCTGATAATATTAAATATTTAAACTTACAATCAGCAGAAGAGTTTGGAGCAAGTATTGAAGCTTATATGTATCCAGATGCATTTGCAAAATGTAATGGTGAAGCTGAATTAGCACCAGGGGTTAACGTTGGTCAACAAAAACGTTCTACTTTTGGTCTTTCATATAAAACTAAAGTTGGTAATGATGTTGATAATGATCTTGGTTATAAAATTCACTTAATTTATGGAGCTTTAGCTGCGCCATCAGAAAAAGCTTATGCTACAGTTAATGATAGTCCAGAAGCTATTACATTTTCATGGGAAATTTCAACTACTCCAGTTGAAATCAAAGGGCTAAAACCAACTGCGAATTTAGTTATTGATTCAACAAAAGTTGAAGCAGCGAAACTAAAATTAATTGAAGATGAATTATATGGTACTGAAACTAAAGAACCTAAATTATTATTACCAGACGAAGTTGTTGCTATTATAAATGGTACACATATTGGTGGATAATAAAAATAGTTAAATATTCAGAGGGAGTTTAACGTTAAATAAACAATCCCTCTTTTTTAAATTTTATAAATAAAGAAAAGGAGAATGAATTATG